GTGCACCAGATTGAACCTTCTTTGAAAGATTGCAATAAAAAACGCGCTGCAATTTCTTGCAACGCGTACTTTGGTGCCCCTAACGTGTCCAAATACGAACCCGGCGGGGCTTCCGAAGGCGTGGCGGCCTGGGCGGCTTCATAAGGAACAACGGCAGCCCCGGCACTGTCCACGTTAAAAATAATCTTCAGATAGTCGTCATACACAAAGACGGAATGAACCAGCGCCCCGAACACCTGGCGGCGGAAGTCTGGATCCGTCCTATCACCCCGGCGGAACCCGTCAAGCCAGCAGGCCACGGCTTCGGCCTTGACGACAAGCGCGGCCTGCACCTTCGCGCGGTCTATCTGCTGGCGCAGGGCCGTGCGGTCCGCTTCGGCTTCTTCCAGTAATTCCTTCGTGGTTTCTGTTATAATTCCCTGTGCAATGGCATTGCCTATATTTTTTAGTCGGCGCTGCACTTCTTCCAGCTGGGCGTTTAAGCTGGCGAGAAGTGCGGCGCTGTCGCTGTTTTCGGCGCACCGTCTTTCCACTTCGGTGGAAATATAGGCTATATTTTCATCGGTGAGAATATCAAGCGCAGACTGCAGCACGGCTTCCTCTATCAAATCAAGGCGCACGTTCTTCTTTTTGCAGGTTTTCGCCCGGCGGTTGTTACAAATGTAGTAATAATGCCGCGCCCCCGTGTGGCTGGTGCCTGCCGTGCCCGTCATGGGCGCACCGCACAGGCCGCAGAACAGCTTCCCGCTTAACAGGTACGGCACTTCGGCCTTGTATGCGCCGGGCCGGTGCCTGTTCGCGGAAAGCCGCCGCTGCACGGTAAAAAATAATTCATCTTCAATAATACGCGGGCAGCCGCCTTCTATTCGCACTTCCCCGCCGTAGCTGTACACGCCTATATATTTTTCGTTGCGCAAAATGGAATTGAAGCTACTGCGGGTGTAAAGTGTGCCGTTTGTTGTGCGGTGGCCTTCTTCGTTCAGCTGGGCGGCAAGCTGGCCCATGGCCTTGCCGCTGGCGTACCATTCAAAAATCCGGCGCACCAATTCAGCCCCCACGGGGTCTATTTGCCAGCGCTTGTTCGGGCCTGCCCGATAGCCAAGCGGCGCGCGCCCGACGATCTGGCAATGCTGGGCGGCCTTATTCATGCCCCGGCTGACATCTTCGGACAGCTTCGCGCTGAAATATTCGGCAACGGTTTCAATCATGCCTTGCGTGATTATGCCGGCACTGCCTTCCGGTATGTATTCGGTAACGCTGATTAAATGCACCCCGGCGGCTTCCAGCTGCTTGCGATACAGGGCGCTTTCGGCACGGTTGCGGAAGAAGCGGTCATACCGCCACACAAGAACGCAATCAACCACGCCCGTGGCCGCGTCGCGCATAAGCCGCCGGAAGTCGGCACGGTTTTCCGTCTTGCCGCTGCGCGCCCGGTCTGCGTACTGGCCGACTACGGTTATATTGTGCTTGTCGGCGTATTCCTGGCAAATATCCCGCTGCCCCTCTATGCTAAGCTCTTGCTGCTTATGGCTGGAAAATCGGCAATAGATAAACGCTCGCATATAAGCCCCCTGCCCGCCGGTAGGCGGGCTATTTCTTTTTGTCGGAATCTTCGCGCAGCGCGTCCATGTACCCCGCCGTTATGATACCGGCGGGCAAGGCTACAACGGCAATACCAACCAGCGACGACAGCATAGTGAAAACACGCCCGGCGGTTGATACCGGGTATATATCGCCATAGCCAACAGTTGTTAAAGATATTGTTGCCCAGTAGATTGCGTCGAAGAAATTACTGAACGTGTCCGGCTCTACGTTGAAGACAGTAAGTGCGCAAATGAGAATGTAGGCCCCGGCCAGCGCACCGACAGTAAGAAGCGCGGACCGCTGGCTGCGCAAGACGTTCAGAATTATTTCTATATTTTTGGAATAGCGGGCAAATTTAACCACCCGAAAAACCTTAAACGTGCGAAACAGGCGAAAAATGCGCAGCACCCTGGCACCGCGTCCGACGACACCAAAGGACGGCAAAATCGTAAGAAGGTCTACCAGGGCCATGGGCGTGAAGGGGTACAGGAAGAAGGCTGCCGTTCCCCTGCCGGGCAGCTTGAAATCTGCCGTTACGAGCCGCAAAAAATAGTCGGCAATAAAAATGCAGACTGTAACACGGTCTATTGCAACGGTCCAGGGTGCCGTTGACTTCGTGGCCAGCGGAACAAGGCTGCAAAGGATTGCGAACATCATAAACCAATCGTATGCACGGCTTGCCCTGTCCCCGGCTGTTGAAACCTCTATTATTTCAAAAATGCGTTTGCGCACGGAAAGCACCTACCTTTTCACGCCGGGGAAATAGACGATTCTGCACGTTCTTGACGTGTGGCAGCCTGGTATTCAAAATCCAAGCTGTTCAAAATACGGGCCTGGGCCATATCGTCAAGGGCGTGGAACTTGCGCAAAAGTGCCACATCTTCCAGCGAGAGCGAAGAAGCGGCAGGCGGTGCGTAGTTACCGCCCATGAGGTAGTCAACAGAAACGTTAAAAATTTGAGACAAACGAAGCCAAACAGAACAATCCGGCTCAAACTTCCCGTTTTCATAGCCGGAAAGCGCCCCCTGCGAAATGCCAAGCCGGGCGCACAAGTCGGTTTGCTTTATGCCCGCATTTTTCCGTGCTTCCTTTATCCTATTCATATTTCCGCCGCCTTTACTTATTAGTAGCGCTTATATTTTATAGTATAGCGCTGGACGAAGAAACGTGCAATACAAAAAATATTAGTAAAATTGATATTTAAGTATTGACAAAGCTAATATTTTGAGTAAAATATCAAGTAAGCTAATATTTGCACAGCTAATACAACGGAAAGGACAAAAAGCAATGCGCGATATTAAGGAATTGCGAAAAAAAGCAGCATTGACGCAAGCAGAGCTTGCCGAAGCTGTGGGAGTCACACAAAGCACGGTTTCACAGTGGGAAAGCGGCAAAGCGGTGCCCGACACTCTGAAATTGCCGAAGCTGGCCGAAGCGTTAGGGTGCGGAATTGCCGACCTTTTCAACGCTGAAAGCGCGTGAGGTTGAAAACAATGGAATGGAGAATCAGAAAAAGCGGCCACGGCGGCTTCGTTGCTGAAAAGGGCATCCCCCACGAAGGCGGCGAACGAATCCCCGGCGTTTTGGGTTTCACAATGCCAGCTTTCATCGTGTACGAATCGGCGCATTTTGATACCGAAAAGCAGGCAAGGGCTTATATAAAGCGAAGGGGCGGCTGATATGGGAACGCTGAACAAAGAACAGGCCGACCCGCTTGTCGCGGCAATCTGTCGCGGCCAGCTGTGGGCCACGCCGGAAGAAACTGCGGCCTGGCTGAAAACGGAAACAGGGCAGCGAATTGCGGCGCTGATAGAACGTGAACGCAAGAAAGCTGCGGCATAAGCCGGCAGAAAAACGAAGGGAGAAATTCACGGCATGAAACGACCTTACAGAACACTTCTTACTATTCTGGCAATAGCAGCCATTGACGTACTTTTCTTTTATGGTCTGCTGTGGATTCTGCGGGCAATATGCAGTGCAGTTGCACTAATTGTCGGCCTTACAGCAGGGGTCTGGTTTTTATACTAAGGGGGAACGAAAAATGGAAACAATCTGCCTGCACTTTGAACTGCCCGCCCCGGCGGAACCCGTGGCCGAGCCGAGCCGGACCGCCCGGCGGCTTGCAAGAGAAAACAGGATCCTGCGCCGCACCTGCGCGGCCTGTCTGGCCGTCATGTTTGCCGCGCTGGCGTGGTACGCATGGGACGGCCTGCGAACCCGTAAAACCTACGACCTGTTAAAGACCAGCGCCCGGCAGACGGCCCAGGCCGCCGAACAGCGCGCACAGGACTACCGCGCCGAAGCTGACCGCCTGCAATGCCAGCTTGACGGAGCCAACCAGCGCGCCGAAGAATACCAGACCGAAGCCGAAGACTTACAGCGCCAGCTTGACGCGGTAACGGCTGCATACATGGAAGGGACGGAACAATGAGAACCACCGAAAAGGAAGCGCTGCAAGCCGGATTGAGCCGGGAAGCCTTCATTGAGCCGATACCGCTTGACCGCCAGCCGCCCATTAAACGCCGGTATATTTGGAATATGCCGCCGGAAGAATGGCCCACGGGCGTGACGGCACAGGACGTTAAGGAAATGAAGGCCCGGCACAACAAGCAGCTGCGCGAAAACAGGAAGAAGGCCGGCAAATGACCGTACTTGAATATTTGCAAAGCCTTGACATGGAAACGCGGGTGGCCGTTGTGGGCTGCGCGGACAACGCGCTGCGGGGCATTCGCAACCTGGACGAACAGACGGCAGCGGCGGCTTCGTTTGGCTTGTGGGCCTGCCCCGACTACCTGGCGCAGCAGTTGGGCCTTGCATTTAACTGCAATTACCCCGCCAGCGCGGACGCCAAGCGCTGCACCCGCTGCGCCGCTGCTTTCCTGCGCAGGAAAATGCACGGAAGGCGGCACGGCTATGGCAGATGAACGCACAGACCTTATAAAGCGGCTTGCCCCTCTGGTGCTGGAAGATCGGAGCCGCGCCGCCGCCGACAAGCGCAGCACAGACATACCTTGGTATTTTATCAACATCAACCACCCGGCAATGCGCCCCTTTTACAACAGTTGGTTGCAATCGCGCGGGCGCTTGTTTCTGCCAGGCGACATTGACCGGGCAGAATTTGAACTTTCGCTACTGTCAAACAAGGCCCTGGGCTTTGTGGCAGATAAATACAAGAGAGAAGGCCGACTATGAACGAGAACGAACGCACCCCGGCGGAAACCGCCGCCGACTACGCGGTACACTTTGCCGACGGCTTCTTCGTCCCCTGCCCCTGCTGCGGCAAGGAAGTGAAAAGCCCGGACAACGGATTCACCAGCGAAAAGGAAGCAATGGAATGGGCGCTCGGCGCGTGTGACTGCGCAGGCGCAAAAGCATGGCAGCAGCAGCGCCCGGCCCTGCGCATGGACAGCCCCTGCATGGCCGGGAAGATGAAGGCGGGCCGCTGCGGGCATACCGCTTATACGGCCCGCTGTACAGGATCCGCTTGCAGTGCATACCACCCGGAACTCTACGCCCCGGACCTGTACGCCCGCGCCTTCGACCTGTACGCCAAGCGCAAGGCCGAGGAAAAGGAATGGGCAGAATTCCACCCGGCGGCCACAATTATGCGGTACTGCCGCCAGCTGCCCGCGCCTGTCCCCTACTGGGAGCCGCCGACCTACAAAACAGGAAGCTGCTGCTTCTGCGGCCAGCTTCGCGTTTTGCCCTTCGCGGCACCGACGCAGGAAGAAGCGGACCAGTACGCAACCGACAAATGCGACTGCGAAATCGGCAAAGCCTGCCGCCGCCAGCGGGAAGAACGGGAAATCATTGCGGGGCTGTTCGCTGAATTTGAGCCGGACACCCTGCGCCTGCTGGAAGCTACTGCCGATATGGTCCGCAAGGACTACATAAAAGGCGGCACGGCCATTAAGCTGGCCGAAAACGTGACGGCTAAATTCAAGGTTAAGGACGGCACGGTGATTGTCACCAGAAGCGAAAAGCACGAACACCAGCACAGCCTTTAAGCGGGAAGGGAGTTGTTTTTTATGAAAATAAGCCGACACTGCCCCTTGTTTGACTGCCCGAACTGTGGAAAATGCGGAGCCTGCAAGCACGGCCAGCAATATGAGCGCATGGCATCGAAAATCCAGCGTTTACAGAATGAAAACAGGCGGCTGAAACGTGAAGCCGCCGCCAAGAAGGGAGCGTAGCAGCATGAACATGGGAACAAGCACCAGCTTTGCGGAACAGGAAGCTGCCGCAATGGAAAAGAACCGGGAAGCCTTTATGGCCCTGTGGAATGAATACGTTAAAGGCCGCAAGGGCGACAAGGCCGTGCTGCACTATCTGGAAGAAGCGGGCTTTTTCACGTCGCCCGCGTCCACGAAACGCCACGGAGCCTTCCCCGGCGGGCTGTGCTACCATAGCGTCAACGTTGCAGCCGAGGTGCTGGGCCTGCTGGCGCAGCACCAGCTTGAAGACGAAAACATGAACGCCAGCGCCGTAACCTGCGCCCTGCTGCACGACATTTGCAAGGTGGGCACATATCGGCAAACCACAAAGCGCCAGCGCGGCCAAGACGGCAAGTGGCAGGACGCGCCCGCCTATGAGTACGACGACAGCGGCCTGCCGCTGGGCCACGGAGAAAAAAGCCTGTTCCTGCTTCAACGTCTGGGCATGGAACTGACAGACCAGGAAGCGGCAGCAATCCGCTGGCACATGGGCGCATACCGCGACCATGACTGCTACAACGAAATGGGCAGGGCGTTTGAACGTTACGCACTGGCCCTGTTCCTGCACCTGGCCGATATGACGGCAACATACTGGTGGGAATCGTGAGGGCGGCGCAATGGATAACTGTATTTTGTTGAGTATCCGCAAGAACTGGGCGGCGGCGATCCTGTCCGGCGAAAAAAGGCTGGAAATTCGGAAATGTGCGCCCAGTTACAACCCCAACACAGAAAAACGCGCAGAATATCCCCTGCGCGTTGTAATGTATGAAACCAAAGCACACGGCGGCGCGGGGGCCGTTGTCGGCTTCTTCGACTGCCCCGGCTACATCGGAACCGCAGATCCAGCCGACGAAGTGATGGCGACGTTGTCCGGCCTGTCCATCAAACAGCTGGAAGAATACCGCGACGGCGGCTGGCTGTACGGCTTGAAAGTACGGAACCCCCGGCGGCTGCCGGAGCCTGTGCCGCTGGAAGCCCTGCACCTGGACTACCCGCCGCAAAGCTGGCGCTGGCTTGACAGCATAAACGCCGACGGTTTGACAGAAATCGCGGCGGCCCAGGGGGTGAAACTTTGAAAGCCCCCGCAGCGCTTCCCTTCTACCTGTACGACTTCGGCGCGATACGGCCCGACAGTTTTCTGCAGGGCGACAGCTTCAAGCTGCTGGAAGGGGTGCAAACCGAAACCGTGGACATGGTTTTTATTGACCCACCATATTTCATCAAGAAGGCCGAGTGGGACACCTTCGGGAACCAGCAGGAATATAACGACTTTATGGCCCGCGCCTTTTGGGAAGCAGAAAGAATTCTGAAGCCGAACGGAACGCTGGCCTTTTGGCACAATGACCTGCAACAAGTGGCCCGCCTGCTGTGTTGGTTGGAAAACTGGACACAGTTTATTTTCAATTCCTGGGCCGTATGGGTGAAGCCGAATTTTCGGAAGAAGCTATGGGCAAACCCCGGAACCGGGAACACTTTGCGAAGCTGGTTTAACATTACAGAATTTTGCATTGTACTGGTAAAGGGCGAACCGGGCACAGCCTGGAACAAGTCGGGGCTGGCGCTGGCAAAGCTGGACATGAACAACTTCGGCCCGCTGCGTGAATATTTCCGCGCCGCGCAGAAGTACATCGGCAAAACCAAAAAGCAGATAATCGACGCTTGCGGACAAGCAGCAGACCACTGTTTCCGTTGGGGAAGCAGTCAATGGCTTTTGCCAACGCGGGAAACCTACCTGGACATTGTGGCGAAGTTTGAACTGGACAGCTGGGAAGGATACCGAGACTTCGACAGCCTGCTGGAAGAACAGGCCCGGCTTGTGCAGCAGTACGACAAACAGATACAGGCGGCAGACAATGCCCGCTTTGTCCACAACCTTGACGCGAACCACTGCAATGTTTGGCTGTCGAATGAACCGACGGGGGGGCATTCAATCCACCCAACGCAGAAGCCCGTTGACCTACTGGAACGGGCAATCAGAACCCACACCAGACCGGGCGCGGTTGTCTGCGATTTTTTCGCAGGCAGCGGCAGCACCGGCGTGGCAGCCCTTAAAGCCGGGCGGCGGTATATCCTTATCGAACAAAGCGCCGGCTACTATGAAAAGGGGCTGGCATGGCTTGAGGAAACAAAAAGCGCCCTTTGCACTTGACTGCAAAAGGCAATAAAGAAAGCCGCCCCTGTGGAGAGGGGCGGCCTACAACGTGCCGAGGTAAAAATATAACACCTTCATTATAAAGGAATTGCTTGCCGTGCATGGCATAGTTTCGGCGGAAATTGAGGTGGTGCGCGGGCCTGACACTCTGAAAACGGAAAAGTGGCAAATCAATGTTGAA